TAATAATAGGATTACATTGGATATAAAATTTTCATTGATATCAAATCCTAATTTGACCGAAACAATACAAGTAAATGTAAATAATTAATAATGGCACTTAAACCTTTAGATAAAAGTTGGGGAAATCAAAATAAAAATTTTAATTATGTTGGTAAAGATTTTGCAACATTAAAACAAAATTTAATTGATTTTACTAAAACTTATTTTCCAGATTCATACTCCGATTTTAGTGAAGCTTCACCTGGTTCTATTTTTATAGAACAGGCAGCTGCAATTGGAGATATGCTATCTTTTTATCAAGATACCCAATTAAAAGAATCAATACTATCATATGCAAGTGAAAAGAAAAATGTGTTAGCATTGGCACAATCCATGGGATATAAACCCAAATTAACATCACCTGCAGTAACTACATTAACTATATATCAAATAGTTCCAAGTATTGGATTGGGTACGTTAAATAAACCAGACGATAGATTTTATCTTAAAATAAAAGATGGACTACAAATTGATTCTAATAACGGAGTAACTTTTAGAAGTACAGATATAGTGGATTTTTCATTAGCAGACGGTAGAGAAATTGATGTATATGAGAGAGATACAAATACACAAGAACCATCTAGATATTTAATTACTAAAAAAGTAAAAGCAATATCTGCAACTGAAAAAACTACAACGATTTCATTTACTACAAATGATGTAGATTATCCAACGGCCACAATAGTTGATTCAAATATAATTGCAATCAATTCGGTTGTTGATGAAGATAATATAAAATATTATGAAGTACCTTATTTAGCTCAAGAAACTATTTTTGTAGAACAACCAAACACATCATATAATTCAAAACTATCAGAATATTCAAATACAGTACCATATATTTTAGAAGTACAAAAAGTACCTAGAAGATTTTCTGTAAAAGTAAATTCTGATGATAGTATTGATTTACAATTTGGTAGTGGTGATGTTACTATGTCGGATGAAAGAATATTACCAAACCCAAAAAATGTAGGATTAGGATTGGCTAATTCGGTTAATAGATTAAATCAAGGTATTGACCCTTCTAATTTTTTAAAAACAAATACATTTGGAATAGCACCCACAAATACAACATTGACTATAAAATATTTAGTAGGTGGTGGTGTTGAATCAAATGTAAATACTGGTGATTTAAATAGAATTAGTAGAATTGAATTTGAAGAAGATTTACTATCCTTAAGTGATACTGATTTGAGAATATATAATGATATAAAAAATACAGTAGCAGCTGAAAATTTAGAACCTGCAGTTGGTGGTAGAGGTGCGGAATCAATAGATGAAATTAGAAATAATGCAATTGCAATGTTTGGTTCTCAAAATAGAGCAGTAACTAGACAAGATTATATTGTAAGAGCTTTATCAATGCCTGAAAGATATGGTAGTGTTGCAAAAGTATATGTTAGTCCTGATGGTGAAGTTGACAATAATAGTCCTTCTTCAATACTTGCAAATCCAAAAAATATTGCTGAATTTACAAATTTGGTTGATGGATTAAAAACAAAATCTAAAACAGATATTCAAAAAGAATTGATTAAATATTTAAATCAAAAACAATCCAATGTTGCAGAAAATAATAATCCATTTGCAATTAACATGTATGTTTTAGGATATGATTTAAATAAAAATTTAACAAACTTAAACTTAGCCGTAAAACAAAATCTAAAAACATATTTAGGTGAATATCGTATGATAACAGACGCAGTAAATATGATTAATGGATTTATTATAAACATTGGTTGTGATTTTGAAATTATATGTTATTCAAATTTTAATAAAAGAGAAGTTATTACAAATTGTTTAACTCAATTGAAAGATTATTTTAATATAGATAATTGGACATTTAATAAACCAATAAACATTTCAGAAATAGAATTAATTCTTGCGAATGTAGAGGGAGTTATGAGTGTACCATCCGTAAAAATTTCAAATCTATGTGGTGGTGACGGAAACTATTCACCAAATAAATATAATATAGATGAAGCAACAAAAGGAAAGATTGTCTACCCTTCCTTAGACCCTTCTATATTTGAAGTTAAATATCCTAACAAAGACATAAAAGGGAGGGCTTTATAATGCATAAATTTTTTACATCGTCATTTGACGCAAGTATATATCTTCAACAACCTGAACAAAATACAGGTAGAGATGAGATATTAGAAGTAGGTAAACTTTATTATGGTTCTACTATGGATATAGCTAGAACTTTAATTAAATTTAATACAACACAAATATCCTCATCTATTGTAGAAAATATTGGAACCGGTAGTTATTCGGTTTTCTTAAATCTTAAATCTGCAAACTCTGAAGAAATACCTTTAGAATATACATTGTATGCAAATGCAATATCTGGAAGTTGGAAAATGGGAACTGGTACTAAATTTGACAATATAACATCGGATGGTGTTAGTTGGTATTATCTTAATGGTTCTTCAAAATGGCAAGACCTATCGGGTTCTTATCCAGCTCAAACGGATACATCTTCTATATTAAATGGAGGTGGAGGTTTGTGGTATAGTGCATCAATGGCATCACAATCATTTAGTAATGAGCCGGATGATATTAGAATGAATGTAACAAATATTGTAAAATTATGGATTAGTGGTTCAAATAGATTAAATAACGATGGGATTATATTACACCACCATACATCAGCATCAGCATATACCGATACAATGGATTATGGTATTCTTAAATTCTTTTCAAAGGAAACAAATACAATATACGAACCAAAATTAGAATTAGTTTGGGATGATAGTTTATTCATAACAGGAAGTTTAACACCGGTAACAGGTTCAGCAAGTGATGACTATAAAGTTGTAGTTACCAATTTGAAAAATCAATATAGTAAAAACACGAAAGTTAAAATAAGAGTCAAAGGTAGAGATATGTTTCCATATAAAACATTTGGAACAACATTTGGATATGACCAAGCAAAATATCTACCATCAGGTTCAACATATTATCAAATTGAAGATTATATAACAAACGAAATAATAGTCCCATTTGGTGATTATTCTAAATTAAGTTGTGATAGTACATCAAATTATTTCAATTTAGATACGTCAACATATGCAGCAGATAGGGTTTATAGATTAAAGATTAAAATTTTACAAAACGGAATAACCGACATAATAGATGATAAATTGACATTTAAAATAGTAGAATAATGGCATTAACATCTTTAGAAAATGCAACTGCAGTCCAATTACAAAAAAGGAAAGATGACCTAAATAAAATATTAACGGAATTAGGGTCACAGGCAATGGTGACAAATGATTATAATATAAACTATGTTTCCGATACAAACGTAGCAAGTACATTGATATTTAATCCATTAGTTAACTCAAAATTTGATAATATAGAATTAGCTAAAGCAATAGATGTTGAAGTAACGGAATTAATACCAAACATAAATAAATCAAAAAAAAATCTAATACCAAAAGATATATATGATACTGAAATTCAAATTCAAAAAGATTTGCAAATTGAATTAGACAATTTAAATTCTAATATACCTCTATTAAATAAAGAAATTGATGGTTTACAAATTGAATTAGAAAAACAAATTAACGAACGTTTAAAAATAGAACAAACACAAGATGTATTACAAAATCAATTAAACACACTTACGGATTTAATTGAATTGTATTCAACAAAAATTGCACAAGTGGTACAAAAATCAACGGATGAATCAATATTAAGAACATCACTAGAATCACAAAACGCTGGGTTAAAAGCACAAATTGAAGGATTGATTAAACAAATAGAAACATTATATGCAATAATAACTGGATTATTAAATCAAATTGGTGCAGAAATTAGAATAACAAAAACACAAATATTCCCAAGTACACCTGGTGGAGCTGGTGGTGGTAGAGAAGAAGGAAATAACTCTGACCCAAGCAATGAATTAAAAAAATATAAGTAAATTGAGTACACCATTAGAAAATATATCAGTAGTTCTTTCAGCTAAAAGAAAAAATGAATTAAATACAATACTAACTCAATCGGGTTCAAGTGCATCTGCCAAAACCAATGCAGGCGTTACTATTGTAAATGATTCAAATATTGCATCTTCATTAGTATTTCAAAAATTACAATCGCCGGCATATGATATTACGGAATTATTAAAATCAATTAATACAAGTGCAGTTGAAATAAATCCAAATATTCCAGAATCAAATACAAATTTTGTTCAAAAACCAGTATACGATAATCAATTATTAATAAATTCTAATATTAAAACTAAAATTAATGAAATTACTAAAATAGTAGACCAATTAATTTCAATTAAAGATGATTATAATTCCCAAATACAATTTGAAAAAACACAACAAACTTTAATAAAATCTTCAAATACTTTGTTAGCAACTTCTATAAAAAGTTTAAAAAAAACAATTGAACAATTTAATACCCAAATAGAAGAAGCTATTCAAAAATCATTATTGGAATCCATTAAAAGAACATCAATTGTTGCACAAAATAGAGGATTTTCTAAAGAAATTAGTGCATTATTAAAGCATGTTAATACATTAAATTTATTAATACAAACAATAAATGTACAAATTGCAACCATTGAAACAAAAACAAAAATAGAAGGAGACGCAAGAGCCTTTGCAGCCGAAAAGAATGGTATAGTATTAAATTCTATATTAGTTGTTTATTGGGATGGATTTACTAGTGATGTAACTCAACCAAAATTTTATGGTTGGGGATATAATGATGATAGAAGAATGGATTGGGGAAATAGTCATGGCCAATTGTATTTTAAAAACTTTGATAAAGAAAGTGTTAAAGTAAATCTATCAGCTACTTTTAATAAAACCAAAAACACACCAAATGTGACTGGCTTTATCAACCAGGGCCCTAAATGGTTTGAATTTGGTGAAACACCAGGAAATGTAAATACTAAATATCCAGTAGCAGGATTTCCTAATCCTGGCCTTGCAACTACTATTCCGGCAGAGGCGGAAAAAACTATATACATGAAATTTAATCCCGAAGCATGTGACCCATGGGATTCAAAAGGCCCTAATGGTTTTTGGGGTGCAATTTCTAATACTACAACTTATTATGGTTGGATGCAAATTAGTTCAATAAGAGCTGACGGGTTTGTTGACACTATACCATATTTAGATACTCAATTTGCACTAACAAAGTGGCATAAAAAAAGCAAAACTTACACAAATTCGGGTGGGCACAAAACAAGTCTTTAATTAATGAAATTAAATAAATAAAATGAGCATTAAAAAATATACAAACATTGAACAAATAAATCTTAATAAACAAAATGTAGGACAATTTATAGAAGATAAAGATTTATTTATTATTGCAAAAAATGAAACAGTTACATCTACCTTTGGTGATAATTCATATGATACAATGGAAGTATCCATTTATGATATAAACAATAATTTATTACCACAAAAATCAGGAAATAATGTTTCTTATATAAAAACGGGAGATATTAAAAATTATATGTATAATGTTACAAATAAAAATGGTACAAAGGAAATTGCGATTGATGCTGAAAAATTATTAAATGATTTGGGGTTTACCAATGGAATTCTCAAACTTAATATAAATTTTGTTAGAAATAAAGTTGGAAATAACAATGAATTATCGCGAGTATGGATACAAGAAATATCTCCGTCAAGAGAAGAAATTCGTATTTTACCATTAAAAACAAAAAATGAAACAATAAATAAAATAACTAATTTAGAATTTGCAAATTTAAAAAAACAATATAAAACATTTGCAAATGTAAAACAAAATATTAACTTACAAATTTCTACATTTGAAAATAGTTATTTAACTAAAATAGATGATTATTTGAATACACAATTTGGAACGGATTATTTGTTATATCTAAAAAAAGATTTTGGATTACAAAATTTTGATGATTATGTTAAAAAAATATATACGGATTTTAAATCAGCAGTAAATAATTATTTAACAAACAAAAAATATAATATAGCTTTAAGTGATTTTGGTAAAGTTGATGTTGTTAGATTTATTGATTCAGAAATATATAAAACGGAAGATATTGAAAAAGAAATTAATTTAATATTAATGGACTGTATTACAAAAAATCTACCGGATTTGAAACAAAGAACAATAGAAACTAAAATAATTGAAAAACAATTTACAAATTCTCCAATAGATAGACTTACATTAGACACCACCAATGTACCTCCTATTATATCAAATAGAAAAATTATTACAATAACACCGAATCAAATTAGTTTTACAAAAGTAGCAGGAGGTACTGGTACCAATTTACCTACACCTAAACCAAAAGGAACATTGATTACAACAATATGTAAAGGATTTGACCAATATGGAACATACGCGGATGGAAATGGTGGTACATATGATGAATTGATTAAGGTTAATTCTTTAACATGTGGATATGTTGCACCTACCCCCGGAGGTGGAGGTGGAACTGGAGGTGGAGGTGGAACTGGAGGAGGTGGACGAGGTGACGGTGGACGAGGTGACGGTGGACGAGGTGACGGTTCAAATCCCGATGGTAGTCAAAATGTTTTATAATGATGCGAAATAAAAACAATTTTTAATAAAGATATTTATAATAAATTAACACAATGGCTTTAACAAACTATGTAATAAACTTTGGTAGTAATTTTACTAGTGAATTGGGAACTCTTTTAACTTTAAATGTTGAAATCAGTAATTCATTGACCAAAACACCTTTAAAACCATTACTATTAAAAGATGGTAGTACCTTACCACAAAATATAGATTATAGTTTAATAAACAATGCCAAAATAATTTTATATTTAAGTGGTAATCTTCCCGAAGAATATGTTGTTAAAAAAATATGTTATACCAATAAAGCTACATATGCAACTGCACCAACGGATTTAACAAAATGGTCAACTGCAAAGGTGGCCAGTATTAACTCTCCATTTGAAATAGATAAAAATATAATTATAACTGGAGAATTATATGTTGTTGTTATTTTAGAAAAAACAACGGTAAAAGCTCCTACAATAGTTTTAACCAATCCAAATAAAAAAATAGATATAAAAGTAAAGGATTCTGATTTAGAAAAAGAATTAATTATTAAATTTACAAAACCAAATACAGATTATGTAACGGTTTATCTTTCACCAAATAGAATTGTAAAAACAGAAGATACATTTGTAACTTTATATTATAAAAAGGATTTTGATGGAATATTGGGTAATAAAAAAATATTTTTAGTTCCAAGTTCAGATGCATATGGTGATGGAGCTCCTGTTGAATTAATAATAAATTGGATAGCTGAGGCTGATACACCATCTATGGTTGAAATAGACATCGTTGATACAATAGATGTTCCAAGTTTTTCTAATTTGGATATTAATTTTGAAATAGAATATAAAACCATAAATGCAACAACGGTTGATATATTTTTATTAGCAAAAGATTTAACCAAACTACCATTAGTACAAAACCAAGCTCCAAATGGTAAATTAAAATTAAATTTAAGAACTTTAGCTACTTCATATCCTAAGTGGAATGGTAATACCGACTTAACATTGGTTTTTAAACCATACAATAAGGGAGGACAAAAAATATTAGAGGGAACGGAGATATCGGCAACTACAAAAATAATATATCCAAATCTTAAATTGGATACCGAAAAAATTAAAAAATCAATTTATGATGGATTTTTAAACAAATTAGATTTTGTATTTGATAAAGAGGACAAATATTTAACACATATTGCTAATTTTGGAAATGATGAACAAATTATAATATCCTCTTGGGAAGAAGATGATTTTACACTTTCTAAAAAATCGGAAGATGAATTTGGTAATACAATTGTAAAACCAGAAGATATAGTAGAATCTACTATATTAAAATTATACAACCCACTTCCCGCATCTATTAATGAAAATACAACTTTATGGATTTCTAAACTATTAACAAATCCGTTAATAGAAACAATTATATTAAGTGAACAAGATGATATAAAATGTCCTCCTATAAAGGGGCCAAATTTTAGTGTAGAAGTTGATTTTGTAGTTGGCCAATCTACAAATTATGAATCGTTAGATAATTTAATATTAAGTGCATCGGTTTCTAGTTCGTCACAATTGGTTGCAACATATTTAAGTTCATCTTTAATAGAAACCGATGATTTAAATATTCAATACGCAAACGTTAATTTTACAAGTTCACATAGTGGGTCGGAAATGTCAGGACCAGGTGAATATCTTTGGAATAATTTTGTACATTTTAGTTCTGCAAAAGAAAGAGTAGATAATTTTATATACAAAGTACAATTGATTGAAAAATATGAACAATTAATTAGTAGTTCATCTAATGGTGCAAATTCTATATCTGAAAATAATGAAACGGAAAGACAAACTATTAAAAAACAAAAATTTATTCAGGGGTTTGATGGTTTTGAGAAATTTTTATATAATAAATCGGAATATACAACAAACCATTCTAGTTCTTTGACTTGGCCATATAATGGTGATAGATTATCATCAAATGATACAATAGTTTCAAATTGGTATGATAATATTATTGAATTAGCGACTGAGTTTGATAAAACAAATGTGAATTGGGTTCAAAATAATATACCACAATATGTTGTTACCAATGGTGATAATGAAAGCATGTTATTGTTTTTGTCAATGATAGGCCATCACTTTGATACATTATATTTTTATACAAAATCAATAGAAAATAGTAGAGGACTTGGATATAAATCAAAAAATACAATAAATGATAAATTGTTATTTGATATATTGAAATCAATGGGTTGGGACGCGAAAAACCTAGCTGCAGATACTAAACTTTGGGATTATGTATTTGGACAAAATGCCGATGGTAGTCAAAAGTACATATCAATTGATGAAAATGGTGATGAAATAAAATCTAAATCTGCAAAGCAAAGAACATACGAAGTTTGGAGAAGAATTGTAAATAACTTACCTTATTTATTAAAAAATAAAGGTACAAGGAGAGGTATATACGCATTAATGTCTTGTTATGGAATCCCCGCATCAAATCTTTCAATTTTAGAATTTGGAGGCCCGGAAATAACAACTAATACAAAAAGTAAATTAGTAATGGATAATGTTACTAGTGCACTTAAAATGGTGTCTGGTTCTTTAATTCAAATGGAGTGGAAAAATACGGATAAAGGTAGAAAACCAAATACTATTGAATTATTTGTTAAACCGGAATATAGTAAAAATTGGACAATATTATCTGGAAGTGGATGGGGTGTATATTTAGAAGGTTCTACCGATTCAAACTACGGACATGTTAAATTTACATATTCTGGTTCAAACACTTTAATAAATACAATATCATCATCTTTACTACCAATATTTAACGATAGATTTTTTGGTTTATCGGTAAGTAGTGGTTCTAATGGATTAAAATTAGATGTTAGACAAGCTGAAAAAGAAAGAACTATATTTGAAGAATCAATTACATCATCCGCATATACCAATTGGAACAATGGTTCTACTTTATATTTGGGAAATGATTTTGTTGGTAGTGTAGATGAGTTTCGTATGTGGTCAGAAGTATTAGATACTGAAAGATTTTATGAACACGTTTCTTTTCCTGAAATGATTAATGGTAATAGTATTACATCATCCACAACAGATTTATATTTCCGTTTAGATTTTGAATATCCAAAAAATTTAGCAACAAATACAAAATTAATAAATGTTGATACAAATGTTTATTATCCGGCAATACAAATAAATCCGTCTAGTTCTTTACAAATAACAAGAAACATACTAGAAGAAACAGGGTCAATTGGAAGTAATGTAATATCATCAATTAATACTTCTCCATTATTATTTGCAACAGCAAGTGGATTTCCATCAATAACAGCATATCCATATCAATTTGAAGCAATAGATAGAAGTGTTACATTGGAAATTCCTGATTTAGGTGCAAGTAGATATTCAACAAATAAAGTTAGATTTGAAAGTCAATATAATTTAGATGGAACGGAGATAACTCCAACTAAAGGTGTGAACCTATCGGTAAATAGTAGAGGAACTAAAAAATCATTTGACCAATCACCAATTGATTCAAATAGAGTAGGTTTATTTTTCTCACCTACAAAAGAATTAAACATTGATATTGCAAAATCATTTGGTGGAATCAATTTAGATAATTACATTGGTAACCCACAAGATTATTATAAATCAAATTATTCTCAATTAGATTCTTTAAGAAATTATTATTTCCAAAGATTTGATGGTAGAGATATTTACGCATATATTAATTTAATCAAACTATATGAGAAATCTATGTTTGAAGATATTAAGAAAATGTTACCTGCAAGGGTTAAAGCAACTACTGGTCTTTTAATTGAACCACATATTTTAGAAAGAAGTAAAGTTGCACATAAAAAACCAACAGGAGTAAATAATCAATTAGAAACTATAATAGACTCAAATAATACGACTAATATATTTGCAGAAACAAACCAATATCAAACTATAATTGACGCAAATCTGTCAGATAATCTATTTGCAGAAAATTATCAATACAATACCAGAATTGATATTAATAATGAAAATCAAATATCAGCTGATAATTACCAATATAATACAACTATAAGAACAACCGATAACACAAATATAAGTTCTGATTATTACCAACAAACGGCATCAATTGATTGTGGTTTACAAAATCCTACAATTTTAACTGATTATGATTTGTATGATTTAAATAATGTAGCCGGCCAAACCACATTTGAAACAGTTGGATTTGGAATATATGCTCAAAATGGACATGCTATTAGAACATATTTTGATGAAAGAGGCCGAAGAGTTAAAGAAAGAATTAAAGTAGATTTAATAACAGAACAAAAATCAAGAGAAGCTTTCAAATATAAAATTGTAATAAATGGTAAAGGTGACCCA